TAATAGTATTTTTTCCTAAAGGGACATTATCATCAGGAAAATAATTAGTGTCAAGCACAAAAGTTAATTCATCCTGGGAAGAAGGTAAATCATCTTGAAATTTAATAGAAGCTTTTCCACTTTGACCAATATAGTAATAATTTAAAGTGGAAATAGAATCTAATGAAGGAACCATTAAAGTATTACAAATATACTTGATGGATGAATCTACCATTAAAGGTTCAATCTCGGTTAAAGCAGTCATTTCTGGATTAATAATATACAAATTAAGAATCAATCCAGAATCATTTGAATAATCAAAAACTACATAGATATCTTTATATTCTGGGATAATAGATAATGTCGGCTCATTATCTTCATCTAAGAAAGTATTATAAGGGAGTAAATGCTGATAAGGATTATTAGGCGGAAGATCAAAAATATTGGTTGCTCCAGCTTTAACAGCATGACATTTAATTGGTACTTTATTTGTAATACTTTTGTCTAAAGTAGCAATAACTTCAGCAACTTCTATTTGTTGCCCGGCATATACATTTTTTAAAAGTCCAGTTTTAACTTTTTTAAGGTATGCAGAAGTATAAGAGATAATAGTTGGGAGAATATCCACAACTTTGATTGTTTGCTCAGCTTTGGGATAACTGTTTTTGTAAGGATTCTCATCAGCATCAAAACATGTACAAGTTACACTATAGGAGCCGGGATTTTTATAGGTATGGGTAGCTGTTAATCCTTTAATTTTAGTCCCATCTCCAAAATCCCATAAAATTTCTCGGTCAAATTTTTTAAAAATTTGGTAAGAGATAGAATTACCAGATTCATCTAAGTCAGAAGTTTCTACAATCTGATTATCATTAAAAGATAAAGTAACTGTAGACCCTGAAACTGTAAAAATTACATCAGAAACAGGGTTATATTCTTGATTTGTTAAATCGTTAGTAATTGTAATCCTACCTTTAAAAGTATTACTCATTTATGACAATCATTTTAGAGTTAATGTTCCTTAAATCATAAAAATAAGGGAACATAAATGGAGAAAGAAGAATATTTTGCTGGGTTATTGTAAAATCATTTTCTTCATAAAGAGGATTCCAGACAATAAATGTTAATTTATCGGTTTCATTAGTCCCATCTTGCATTTTAATATCAATTACGCCTGGAATTTGAGCAAGTTGGGCAGAAAGCAATGAAATATCGATAGTTGCTCCCAGCTTAACATTATTGAAAAAGTTATTGAAAACATTAGTTGCTTGAGAAGTAATATAATCACTATTAAAGTTACTATATTTGTCTCTCACTAATACCAATTGGACATCTTCAAAATGTTCTGGTAAACTATTATTATCTGCTCGGATAATCCCAAAAGAAACGGCTTTATAAATTGGGTCAATCGGTGCAATATTATGTGCAATATCTTTATAAGAATTTAATCCTTCAACAATATATTGTTTAAGATTAGTATTCACATAATTCGGTATTTTATCATTAATAATAGTATTAATAAGAGGGAGGAGAACCACGTAAACATTGTTAAATCCACAGGAAGATTGAAAGGTTACTTGGTTAAGGGCAACACGAGGATCATCATTTGGTGCATCCAAACCAATATTATAAAAATATTTCAAATAGGAACTAGTATACTCAGAATTAGAAAAGACATAACAATCTTTAACAAAATTATTAAACATTTTGTTAATATAAGTGATATAGTCTTGTTCGTTTAATAAACGATTCTGAGAGGCAAAGATTTTAGGGACATTATTTCTAATAATGTCAACAGATTCAACCGCAGAAACCGGAGTTGAATAACCAGTATTAGAAACTTTAATATACTTTAAATCATTTGGAGTGATATAGGCTGGTAATATATCAAAAATACCAGTTGTTGTGTCCATAATAATTTCCTGAAATTTTGTAGAGTTATACAAAAATAATTCAGTATTATTAATAAGCCCGTCACCAACTTCAGCAGAAGAACCATCTGAAATTACATAAAAAATAATAATTTCAGAATTTTCTACGGGTTTATAACCATTAATGCTATTGCCAAATTTAAATTCATAATTATAATTTTCATTAAGCCTCCGCTCAAAAACTTTATCATTACCCTTAGATTCAAATAAAGATTTTACTTCTTGATATTGAACCCATTTACCATTAGGCTCCTTAACATAAACATCAAAGAAATTATCAGTAATAAATCGACCGTTACTAGTTTTGATATTATTGTCTATCAAGGTAATGACTTGAAATTCTTCCCCGGAGGTTAAGAAAATATCAGATTCAGTTAATGAACCTTGATAAAGAATATCATTAATTTCTGTTTCTTCGTTTAATAAAGAAGAAAAAACTAAATCATTCCTTAAGATAAAAGATTTATTATAATTGATAAATGAATATCGAGGAATAAGAAAAGTTCCAACTTTATTATTAGAACTTAAAGAAGCTAAAATAGAAATAGGAAGAATAGAAGTTTGTTTACCATTAGGTTTATAATTAAACAAACTTACAAGCTTATTCATATTTTCATATAAGCTCGCTGTAGCAAAAGTATTTTCAGTGGCAGAAGTATTAAAATGGAATTGCAGTTGTTGAAGCATAACTGCAATAATATCAATAAAGGCATTTAAATTAGATCCAAGATATTGCTGGTCAATAAAAATTCCTCCTTTATTGAGTTGTTCAATTATAAATTGTTTAATTGAACTACCTTCAAATAAGGCGAAATTTTGGTCACTGGGAGTTGTATTAGAAGTAATAGCCATGGAACTAAAGAGTAGTATATCCAGAAGAATTTAAAATTTCTTTTAAGTTAATAGTCTTGTTATTTAAAGATGGAATAGTTAAGGTCATATTAATAATATAAGCATCATTTAGATAATCCAATTGAATTTGGCAATCTTCAACATTAATTCTCGGTTCAAAATAAGGCAATTTTTGCATTAATTCAAGGCCGAGAAAGTATGCAGTATATTCATTAATTCCCTCAAACAAATAGGAGCGTAAATCAAATTTTAAATCAGGGTTTAAAAGACGAGAACATTCACTTGTTCTGAACCAATTTTTTAAAGAATTATAAATGGCATTTTCATTGATACATACTTCAATATCTTTAGCCGAAAGATTACTATTGATAGAATTATCAGTAAAAATACCGGAGTTATTAATATCAGTTAAGTCAAACTTTATATCCTTGTATAATGTATTAACAGACTTTTCAAAATTAGAAAGGTCTGAAGGATTTTTTGCCGTTTTATCTTTAAAAGTCTTGGCTAAGTTTGATAACTTAATATTGGCCACGTCTCATTTATTTAATGGACATTAAATATGCTTATGCTTAAAGACTCTAAACTAGATGTTCTATTTGAATCGTTAATGACTCGTTACCGCTTAGGTAGCTTCTTAGTTGGCGATCAAATCAGATTCTTAGATTCGATTGAAAAAAGTGAAATTTTTAAGAATCTTCCTGTAACTGAAAAAGAAATTCTACAAGATATTATTAATCAGCAAAGAAATGGAGATGCTATTGTTAAAATTGTTTCTATTAATCAGACTCCATTTATACAAGGATCTCCAGAAGCTATTCCAATGTCTTTCGATATTGGCTTAGACGGAGGTGGAGGGCGTTATCTGACTATTCTTACTCTCCCAGGCCCAATGATTAAGGAAATTGAACGAATCAATAATGACGGTATTAATCTTCCCGATACTGTTCCGACAAATCGTAAATTTACTTATTCTAATGAACCTGATGTCCATGAAGTAGTAGATACTGAAGATGAAGAAGGTGAAGATGTAAAAGCAATTCCTACCAAGCAGCCTGTTCGTAAAATGCCTGTTAAAGATAATAAATTAGGAAATGAAAAAGCTCCAACTGAGATTGATCCTAAAAAGGCTATCAAATCTAAGATGGAGCTTAGAGGCAAAGTAGATACAAAAGTTAAAGCTTAAAATTTTCCAAGCTGCTTTAAAATTCTGAGAATGGTCGCATAAAAGTTAATTTCCTGATCTATTACAAATACACTATCTCGCAGACCGTTCGCAATCTCTAAGATGATATTAGCTCGTTCATTCGGACTAATATCATCTTTTTTATAGATAAATTCATGAAAGCTTTTAAGAAGATAAACATAATCTCCTTGAAATTCATTTTCTGATTTTATCCATACTTCACGAAGATCAATAGGATTCATCTCGTCAAACTTTTCATAAATGCTTTTAATGAATTCATTATTGATAAGTTTGTTTTCAATGATAAGAGTATTATTGGTAATATTAGATTGAATAATACCAATTGTTTTACGAAGATCTGGATAATACTGTTCTAAAATGGTTTTTAATCCAGGAAAATGTTCTTTAGGGACAACTACTCGTTCTTTTTTAAGGATTCCCATTACATATTGTGCAAATCCTACTTTTGGAGGAGTAATATTCAAAGAAATACAACGAGATTGTAAAGCATCAGAAATCCTCGCCTGTTCGTTTGCAGTTAAAATAAAACGAGTATGTTCTGCATTATCTTCAATCATTCCTCTAAGAGCATCCTGGGAAGAAGAAGACAAACGGTCAGCTTCATCAAGGATAACAACCTTTAACGAGCCAGTTGGTGACATCGTTTGAACAAAATTATTAATTCGTCCGCGAATTACATCAATACCATTATCAAAACTGGCATTAATCATTAATGTAGTTGCATCAATTTCTTTACAAAGAAGAGTAGCTAAAGTAGTCTTACCTTGACCAGGTTTACCACAAAATAATAATGAAGGAATATCATTATCTCTAATATATCCCTCTACTTTGATTCTATTTTCTTCAGAAAGAACCATTTCACTAATACTTTTTGGTGCATATTTTTTAATCCAAAGATTGTCAAAAATATCATCGGTATAATCTATATTCTCCATAATTTATAATATATTCTTTTAATAGATTTGTAATTAATTTCTTAATTTTAAAAGGTGCACTATTAACTATCAATAATGTTAAATCAAGATTATGCTGATGATTCTTTACAAATGATTCTGGATGAATTATCCAAAGAATCAGCTCAACCTAGTTTAGTTCCAGCTAAAATTGAAAATCATGAAATTGAACATTTAGATAGGGAACAATTAGAAGATTATATTATTAAAAGTGGTGTAGAGACTGTATCTACTACTCAAGATATTATTAATGTTTTATTGCAGCAAATTAGATCTACTCCTGACGCAGAATTAATTACATCTGTTGCAGAAATGATTGGTTCTAAAACTAAAGCAGTAGAAAATTTAACAAAAATCTTTCTTAATAATGAAAAATTAAAACAAGCAAAAGAGCTTGAAGAATTTAAACAGGCTGCTAAGCTTCAGCAGATTAATATGTCTATGACTCGTCCTCCAATGACACGAGAAGAAGTTATGAAGTTATTGGACGATGATATTATTCCTGAAATAAGGACAGTAACTCCTGAAAATGAAGAAAAAGAGGAAGATGAATAAATTTTCCTCTTTTTAATTTGATAATAGATGATTATATTTAGCTTGAAGTCCAGCCAAGCGAGCTCCCTGGTCAACTTGAGCATATACTTGAGGATCTAATCCATTAGTTTGGCAGAAACTTTCAGAAAAGAAATATTTTCCATTGATTATCCCATTATTATTGGGGGCACCGTTAATCTTCATTGCCTTAATTTTATAAGGTTGAATCTTAGCTTTAGAAAGTTCGGAAGATGCCAATAATTCTGGCATCGGATTATTGGCATCGCTTGTTATAGCTTTACCGGAAGAATCGTAGATTGTAGCTAACCCCCATCCTTCTTTAGTAAAGAAATATTGGGCAGTTATATCAATCCAAGGAGATTCAGGTTGACCGCCACCAGTATCAAAAACTGGAAGTACGCGTTGTCCATTGGGAAAGAAAAGAACAACATTTAAATCAGAATATTTGATTGCTCTTGATACCAATGTTGAAAAATTCTTTGGAAGAGAAAGATTTGGATAATTTTTAATGAGAAAAGCCTGATAGTATTTTATTACATCTCTAGGACGCGTTGCACACCCGATGTGAAGTATTTTATTTTCTTTAGATAATTGTTCAATACCGGATGCACTATTTGGCAAAAGACGTACTCCAGATTCATTAGTTCCACTGACTATTCCAACATTATCATAATCAGAGGTATTAGCATCAATATAATAACGCCCGTCCGGAAGAAAGACAGGATTATAAGCAGTAATTTTTATTGGAAGAGTATTATCCTGAGATACTTCTCCAATATTTTTTAATCGAATATCATTTATGCTCACATTTGGATTAAGGCGGCTATTATCCGAGAAAATAGCAGTTTTACTTTCCATACTATTGCCATTTGGTGTTTTTACATGGGGATTACCATTCTCATCATAAACTACTGTACCAAATCGATCAGATCTGGTCATATTTTGTTCATAATCATATGGATTATAACGTCTTTTATACTCATAAAGACGGAAGCAATCACCCATCCTTGAAGCAATAGTACCAAGTACATCTCCTCCAATAGTTTCAACATCTTTAAGAATATATGGGTCCTCTTTAACAGCTTTTTTACTGCCTAATATTTTATTAAAAATATCAGAAGACTGCAAAGAAATCATGTCAGTTAACTGGGTAATACCTTGAAGCAAATACCGGGGCATTTTATTAATCATATATGCCGGAATGCCTAATAAAGTAGTTGCTTCATCAGAACCACTTGTGTTTTTAAGATTATATTTTGGCTGATTATCTCCAATTGTACCAATGGAAGGAGAAATCATATTAGTGTATTGACATGGCTTAGACAAGCAGTCATATAAATCTGCTAATGTTGACCAAGAATAATTTTTTTCTTTATCAGCTTGTTTTTCAGCCCAAATCTCGTCAATTCGACAATCATTCTTATTTGCTTCCTCTAAAAGTTCAGGATCATTTTGAATAATAGTACGCCATTCATCCAAGGACCCAACATCAAGCTCAGGCCCGTGCATATAAAAATAATCTACAAACTTTTTAGCTGAATCAGGATAATTCAACTTATATTCATTATAATAAATAGCTAATTCAGTATCATCCTTAATTAAAGGATTTTCAAGCAGCTTACAAAGTTCAGGATTATTTTGTACATATTCCCGATTTTTAGCTACGGTTAATAATTTTTCGATTGAATTTAGCTTATAAATGAACATGTTGCTTTATAAAGGATTACAGAAAGAGCTTAGAAATAGTTCATTACTATATTGTTGGCCTTTAAAGGTATGAACAACTCGAGTAACAAAATAATAGTTACTCTCAATTAAATTAGAAAAAGTTGTTTGCGTGCCATTTTTATCATTATTTGCCGAAACTAAATTTTTATCAACATAAATGATTTCATTTGCCTTTCGATATGAATTGCCAGGTAATGATAATTGAATAGACTTATTCATTGTAAACATTGTTCTAATGAGTCTTGCTGATACTGCAAAATTTATATTATTATCATTAAAAGGAGGTACTTTTCTAGTAATTCCCCGACTTTCAGCAGTTGAAATAGAGATATTAGATTTTGTTTTTTGATGGAGATATTCCTTTTCAAATGTTTCAACTAGATCATTAAACTTATAAAGAGTAGTTGAAAATGTATCAGGCTGATTAATTGGCGCCACTACACAATCGCACCATTCATTATTAATCAAAATGGTAGTGACCGGAAATGTCTGAACATTATAGATAAATGACGGACTATAGAAAGCAGGTTTTGCAATATCATTTGAAATGGCCCTATCTGTTTGGTTAATTATTGCTTCATAAATTTGATTATCCTGAAAACAGGCTGTAAAAGTATCTTTAATATTACGAATAGTTATTTTTCGTTCCCCAAACAAAACATCATTTTTATAAATGTTTTTATTATTTGTTTTAATAAAAGATAAATTTTCAGAACGAGCTGTGCCGACATCTCCAATTAACAAGTCTACTTTGGTAGTTTTTCCTCCATCATGCTCAATAGCTTTTGGAAAATAAACGTTCTTGTTAATAGTATTAAGCAGTATTGTAACAGATGTAGTATCGTCAATATTTTTATAAATCGCTTCTCCAATTTGTCCGGAAGGACAATTAGATTTAAAATATTCAAATGAATGTTTATCTACATCAATAATTCTGGGAGTTGATTCAGAAGCAACTGTATATAAACTATTCGTAGATTCTCCACTTTCTGCAATTTTTAAATCCAATAACAAAAAGTCATAAGCAAATTCAATTAAATCTTCAAGAGTAGTAGATGTTATTTCAGCTTTAGGAACTGGTGTAGTAATTTGAAGATTATCGGTAGTTCTAGCGGGGATGGGAGTTGTTGTAAGATTTGATCCCCCATTAGCCAAGCTTAAAGTACTAAGATTTCTATTAGCTCCCTCTACCATAAAAGCTTCTTCAATTTTTAAAGAATAGATAGAAGAAGTAGAAGATGTTTTATTGCCAATCATTGATGAAGAGAAAATACTAAAATAAACATTTTCTTCATAATTTGTATAGGTATTATAAGAATAAAATCCCAAATAAAATTTATCAGTATTATTAAGAATTGGATCAAAAACATTAGAAATGTTATCAAGAATAATTTCCCCTGTTAATCCGACATTACGAATATCATCTGCGTAGGTAAAACTATTAATAATTCCCCATGGAATCACCATGAAAGCATTTTTATCGTCTTTTGATTCAAAGAATAAACCAATCCTGTAATCAACCCCGTTAATGGTTTGAATTTCAATATTTTCTATAATATTAGGATTTGACTTAATAATTCTCATGATTCATTTTCAATAGCTTCGATAACCATTGACAGATATTCGGGTTTAACAATAAAAATCTTATCGCTTACATTAGCATACATTGGATTTAATTTTTTATTAGTATTTGCCAATAAAATTAACCAATAATAAGTTAAATCGCCATAAATTAGATAACTTAATGTTGTCCAGGGCATGCTGTAAGGAACAATATATGTTGTATATAATTCACTTGTCTTGTCTTCAGGCAACTGAATTTTCTTCAGAATATTATAAAAAGGTACATTATCCTGAGTATAATATGTATTAAAAATTGAAGAATATAACATGGTTTACTTTATGATAGTTGGACCTTTTTCTAATGCTGTTGCATAAAGGTTAGCTGATTTATACAATAATGATTGAAAAACAATAGTTATTTGCCAAGCATCCGGAACTAATACTTTTTGATTAGTTTTATATTGAAGAAATCTTCTTGTACCTAAATTTTTAACTTCTAATTTAGAGACAAAAGAGACTGGAAAATATTTTGTTCCTGGAACTGATACTTCATAGAGAGCTGGAGTTTTATATTTGAAAGCGTCTAACCTATATGGAAGATTTTTAAGAGCAATATTCTTAATAAATCGATAATTTTTTTTCCAAGCAGTATCTTCTAAACCTCCATGATTAACTGTATTATAAAGAATAAAATTAATAGCTACTGTGTCCTGAGAGCTTTCATATTGGAAATACTTTGGTTTTTCAAGATAAATCCCATCATTTGACCAAGTAAAACTATTATCTTTACTAAGCATACTGCCGATCATATCACTAACATTAGAAGCTCCTTGTAAATTACCAGAAATACCAGCAATAACATCAAGGTTATTTGCTAAAGATGTCTGAAACCATGATCCAGTTTGGGGAGAATCAGAAAATGAATTAGAAAGACTGATATAATCATTATCAAAATATGGAAATACATATTTTAAACAATTAGTAGTATCGTAAGAATACATATTTTCATATGGGCTTAGATGATTATTTCCGGTAACAATAGTATTATAGATATTTGTACTGGAAGCTGCATTTGATACCGCTTTTCCCAAACCATTTCCTATTTTTTTTAAAGCTTCTCCTCCAGCTTCGCTAAATTGCCCGACAACTTTAGCGAAAGTATCGATAAATCCTGTTGAAACATTGTTTAGCAGCCATTTCATGGACATTGCAAATGTAGAGACATTTTGGCGAAATTCTCTAACATAGGCACATGGTAAAAGATCTTCTGTTTTTACCTTATTGACAATCCAGTCATAATCCTTTAAAATATTAACAATATCTCCATTCTTAATATCATTTTTAACATCAGAAGTAACATTCGAAAGAAGTTCATTATAAGTGTTCTCCATTTGAGAATACCTGGCTGAATTTTTTTCTTGTACTCCATTAGATGTTTTAGGGGTAGCATTTGCCCCAGCTTGAGTTTTTGACTTAGCTGCTTTTTCTTTTGCTGCTTCGTGCTCAGCCATTGCGATGTCAGCTCTTTTACGAATTTCAGCTTCTTCTTGAGATGTAAGAGCCATAATTAATACCTATATCCATATCTAGGATCGGAAGCTCCTTGAAAAGAACCTCCATTACCTATATTATTAACATTTACCTGAGGCATATTAAGATTAGCAAAAGCAACAGGTTTATCCTTGACCGTATCAATTAAACGGTCAATTCCCGAAAGAAGTTTATTCATATATGTAGCTTGGTCAGTAGCGATATTATTAGTTTGCAGGTTGTTTTTCTTTAAAGCTTCTTGAAGAGAAATCTTTTGAGCATCTAAAGTTGTTTTGGTATTTTCTAATTCAATCTTTGTATTAATATTAGCTTTTTCCAAGCGTTTATCAATAACAGTAGTGGTAGAACTTTTTTCTAAATCAGATTGAATCTTATTAAGACTATCAGCAGAAGTATTATTAAGCTCAGCCTGCCTTGCTTTAATATACTCCATTGCTTCTTTATATTTCTTGGAAGAATCATTTAACGAATCGGTACCAAACTTTTTAAAAGCTTCAGCTCGTGCAATCTGTAAAGCTTTTAATTGTTGAGTATCTAAATCAGAGACTGATTTAATTTCGGTAGAAAATTGATTTAAGCTTTTTTGGTATTCTTCAGCTGTATTAGTTCCTATAATCTTATCCTTAAGCTTAAGAACAGGAATAAGAACATGATTTACCAAAGATTTAAACGGCCTAATAATTTTATCATTAACGAAACCTTTAACAGTATTAAAAGTTTCAGTTATTTTATCAAATCCGCTTTTAACAGTATCAATAGTATTAGAAATAGACTTTTTAATAGAACCTAAAATAAAATTCCAAGTATCATCTAATTTCTTACCGATAATTTTAAATGCGTCTTTATACCAATTAATAATATCATTAAAGAAAGATTTAATACCTTGCCAGGCTTTTCCTAAAATATCTTCGAGCCATTTGTAGCCAGCTAAAATACCATCCCAAATATATTTGGAAAGATCTTTCATCCAAGCCCAAGCTTTTCCTAACCAATCAGAAGTATTTTTGGTAAAATTTTTACCACTTTCAGTATTATTAACCCAATAATTTATTGCATCTATTCCAATAGCAATACCTGTTCCCAAACCGGGAATTAATAAGTCAAGAAATGTTGCAATACCTGAGACTAAATTTAATACCCCAGATAAATTATTGCCATTTTTAAAATCATTAATAGCAAATCCAAGACCTATTAAACCACCAAAAATTGGAATTCTTCTAAGTGCAGTGCTTACTGGCTTCAACAATTTGATAAATGTTTTTGGAAACATCGATATAAAATTTCGAGCAAGTGTTGCTCCACCCTTTAATGCGGCTTTTGCAACTCCACTTCCTCCGACATTACCATCCCAAAGCATTTGAAGTACATTAATACCTATTGCTACTCCAGCACCAACCGGTCCAAAGAACGGTAAAATCCCGGCAAATAATTCCATAATTGCCTGGCTATAATTTCCTTCATTATATCGAAGATAAGCCTGATATAATGACATCACTGTTCCGATCAAAGGAAGCTTTTTTAAGAAGGGTCCAACTGTTTTAGTAATAATATCTATTCCAGTTTTTCCCAATAATGAAAAAATATTTCCAGTGATTTTACCCAGCCTACCAATAGTTTTACCGATAAAGTTTCCTAACTTACCGAAACTTTCAAAAAATTTAGGGATAGCTTTTAAGCCATTTTTAAAAGCTTTAAGAGGTTCTTTAATTTTTTCAATAATACTTTTAACCCACTTAGCTCCTACTAATCCCTTTAAAGCCTCCGGTAGATAAGCAATAGACTCAACAATTTGTCCAAGAGGACCAGTTCTTCCAGCTAATCCTAATAATAAAAGGGCTAAAAGAGCAAGATTAGACAATGACCCAGTCGGAGGTAATTTAGGAACTTTTTCCTTTGGAAGATTAACCTTAATGATGGGATTGATTTGTTTTGCAGGAGATTTATCTATTTTTTTATATTCCTCCTGTTTTTTAATCTTATCCCAATATTCAAAGAAGATTTTAGTACCGCCTTTAAAAATAGCGGCACCAATATCTTCATAACCTTTAGCTAACTGACTTGTAAAAGTTGGAGCAACTTTTTGAATATTTCCTCCATTTAAAATATTTTTGGCATAAAAGTCTGAATCACTTCTATTGTCATTTCTTTCTTCAGAACTTTCTTTAATTTCTTCAAGAGCATCAAAGAAAGACTGTGGAAGTTTTATTTCAAGAGCTTCTGCCATGATAATTGCCTATATTAGCAATTATTTAAAGGTGAAAACCTTAGAGCTCCTTCGAGAAAATATTATGTTCAATACTGATTTTCTCTTGTTTTCCAGTCTCCAAATTAGTGGCTGTAAAAGCTAATTCTTCACCCTTTTTAACTTCTTCAATAAAATCAGTAATTTTATTAATATGTTCCTGAGGAAGACTATTGATTACTTTAATTTGTTCATCGACAATTAAATCAGTAAAGTTAAAAATTTCTTCATTGATTTGAATGGACTTAATATACTTTGTTAATTCACAAATAAGATATTGAGCTGCAATCTCTCCCGGGTCAGGCTGCCGGTGCTTGCTTTCAATATTTCTTCGATAATTATTAATTTTCTGAATAATAGTTTTATTAACTTCAGTATCGCGGGAAAGAGTCGGAGCACAAAGAGTAATCTTAATAACTCCATCTAAACGAATCTCTTTTTCTTTTTTAATTTTATGAAAAGCTTTAGGATTAAAAGTATTGAACTGATAATTTTCAGTTTTTTCATTTCCTTCATCATCAATAACCTTTTTAGTAAACTTATCTCCAATTGTTAAATCACGAAGTGCACGAAGAAGCATCGGTTTTTCAACAATAGTAATATCTTTATTAGTTCCATCAGTTGTTTCAACACAGGAATTAATAATATTGTTAAAAGCAATTCCAAGTTTCGCCGGAGTTTCAAAGGGGTCAAAAACGGAAACAATTAATTCCCGCTGCTGAGCAAGAGTAAGTTCAGAAATTTTATACTTTTCATCTAATTCAGTAGTCTTTTTAATATTTTCAAGAGAACTGAATAAAGTGGATAAATGTTGTGCCATATGATTTAATTAATCAACTAAAAGATAAACTCATTCTTATTATTTGAGTTATTTTTTTCTTCCGCTTCTCTCTCTTCTTCTTTCTCTTTGATAAGCTTAGACATAAAAATAGTTGATTCAATGGGAGACATTTTATTAAAATCCGAGAGAGATAAATTAAGATGTCTCAAAAGAGAGTAAGAAAGAGTATAAAGTCCATCTAAATCATTAAAGAAAAGGCTTTCAGCAATAAATCTATATGTTAGATGACTTAGTAAAGGAAGTTCTATTTTACCTTTAGCAAAGATAATATTAATATTGTATTTCTGAAGAATTAAATCATTTAATTTATTATAATTTTCAGGAGTAATAAGATAGTTTAGAGCTAATAAATCTTTAGAAGTTTCTAAACAAAATTCCTGTGAATTTAAATTAATAGTTTTAACTCCAGACAAAATATCAGGAAGTAATTCATCATCTATTTCTTCAAATAGAAATGGACAATTAACTTTAAACTTTGCATCCCCTGATTTAGTTTCAATAATTGTTTCAATAGGTTCAAAAAAGGTTTCTCGAAGATTATCCAAAGTATCAAATAAACTGTATAAATCTTTATTGAAAAAATTATCCGTTTTTAGCTCAATCGCGTCAGAAATGGAATAAGCTCGAATACTCAAATAAATGTAAACTTTATCTAATAAATCTAAAGAATAGATTTCAGGTACAGTTTTAGCGATATGTCCGTCTAATTCTTTATAAAATCCAAGAAGATCATTATTCATTACATATTTGTGAAGAGAAATATAAGTTTCATTAGTAATCTCTTCGCAATAAACAACCTTTTTGGAAGGTAACTTACATTTAAATTTAAACATGCTGTTAAACTATATTTCCGCCTCTTAGACTTGTTTCGGGGTTGATACTATTATCATATATATTCGGCAAAGTTGTTATTTTCCCTTCAGTAACAAGAGCATCTCCTAAAGAAAACGGTTTTCCAGCCATTTCCTGAACTTCATACCATTCATAAGAAAATTTAATTGGAGTCATCATTTCATCAGCACCCATATCTCCGGCATAATTGTAAGATTTATCGGGAATTGAAAGTGGAACGCAGCCTCTAAAAGTAATAATTTTCCTAAGGTATGGTTGTTCTTCATTGGCTTTTGAAACCATATATTCTGTTGACTTAGATCCCCAGACATATGGTTGAGTAGTTAAATTTTGTGAATTGGTATATTGAGGATAGAATGAAGTTTGCACCAATCGTTCACCATTTCTTTTTACTTGAAAATTAGGAGAAGATTTTGCAAAGAAATAGCATTTAATATCTGCTTTTAAATTATCCAGTTGCGGATCTTCAATTAAGCCTTGATGTGCAACGGCAATAATCCATGGTTTAATAATATATTCGACTAATTCTCGGTTAGTATCAAGGAATGTAATAGACAAATCATTAAAATTAGAACGACGTCCTTCCCCTACTCTTCCCTGAATTAACCCTCCGGCATTAGGAATTTGAACAGAAGCCGGGAATGAAATGCTGACATTTTCATTCGGAATAGAAATTTTATTAGCTAAAATAAAACTTTCAATTTCAGCGATTCTATTTGAAATTGCTTCGTTATTTCCTAAAATATTTCGATAAATGTTTCCATCTGAATTGATAAAAGAAAGAAAATCATTTATATCATCATATTTGGTAAGAACATTTTGAATAGAACTAGCCAAAGAATTTGATCCTCTGGACGGATGAAAAGTAATTCCCCATATTTTAGTAAAAATAAAAGATAGACCCCAATTATTAGAGATCTTATTGAGAAAACTTGGAATTGGACCTATCTTCTTAGCCATTATGTTTTAATATTTAGTTGATCTAAATAGAGATATATGAACGGAAATATCCCAGGAATTCGTGATTTCATTTCCCAAGCTCAAAAACGCCAGTTCTTACGAGACTTTAATTTTCGTCTTGTAGCTGTTAATACTGATGCTTTGGCTTTGACTAGTGATGAAATAATTTATTGTACTGCGACTCAACTTCCAGCCCGCCAAATTGTAAATCAAACGCAACAATATATGGGGCTTGAAGTACATTATCCAGGCTCGGTGAAATATACCGGCAGCTCTGAATATACGATTAAATTTTTTATGGATGCTGACGGAACTGCCCGTCAGAAATTAGAACGGGCTTCTCGAATCACTTTCAATGATACAACATCTACTGGTGATTATAGATTTCCCAGCGCAGATCAATATGTGTCGATAAGTACAGTTGACTCAAAACTTAATCCTTTAGTAACATATAATTTACGCCATGCCTCTATAAGAAATGTTAATCCAATTACATTTAACTATGAGGATGGGAGCGGTGCGCTAGTAACTTGCGACGTTACTTTTGCCTATGTGTACTATGATACAAGTGACGGAATATCTAATGTTGCTGTAGCTCAATAATAGTTTTTATTACATAACTAACAAAATAAAAAAGCTGAGTCATTGATTTGACTCAGCTTTTTTATTAATCAACTTTTTCATCTTTGGGCCGATTTGGATAAATTCGAAAATTTATATTCAATAGTTTACATAAGCACCAGACGAGTTGTTGCTTCCAAAGAGGTGGTAATTTCTTACTAATCATATTTTTAAAGTCTATTTTTAACAGATGTTGGCAAACATTTATCAGTTATCTCAAAGATATATTCAATATCTTCATTTTCTAATTCAGGAGCATACTGAACAATATTCCTGAAAAATCCTTTAAATTCAGGTTCTGCATTTGAGGAAATAATTGCATGTTTCTTTAAATTACTAACGATAAAGTTATGTTCATCTTTGGTTAAACTAACTATTTTAAAATCAAGGTCAAAATCAAAATCAGTAAAAGAATTAGCCCTGGCAAAATACTGATGTTGAATCTTCTCAATCTTTTCTTTATTCTGGTCAAATACTTCTCGTTTAAATTTGATTAACGTATAATTTTCATCATGTTTTTCAATGACCGGATCAAATTCAAGAAGTTGGCTTAAAAGTATATCTTCTTGTTCTTCAAAGAAGTCAGTAACAACAAGCCAAGTAACAGTATCTTCTTTAATTTCCATTAAACAACAATCCTTTTTAGAATTATTGAGTTGTTCGATTAAATCATCAAAATATTCTCCCCTAAGCTTATTATTTGGATTATGAAAATAATCGTTATAATCTTTCATGCTTTCAATAAGCTCTTCTTGAAGTTCTTCCGGTAGAGCAATAGGAGGCTTCTTATGAGCATTAATAACAGCCCAATTTATTTTTTCCTCAATATCATTGTCGAGATTTTCCTCTATCACTTCCCTTTGCTGGTCAGCTTCTGCAATAAGACGTTCAAGGTATAATTTATCTTCCTCAATTTTATTTTTAATTTCATCCTTAAATCTTGGATCGTCTCCAATCATAACGAGATCTTTATCAACTTTCTGTTTCCATTCGTCAATAATAGATTTAAGGGATTTTGAATTATTGCTTTCAGGCTTTTCTTCATTATTCTTATAGACATTAGGATGAAGCATGAAATAATCATTACCGTCTTTACCTCTAAGCCTAATGAAGAGGGCTTCCTCTCTGACATATTCTTTCATTGCATCATTTACAAATTGATAAATGAATTCAATAAAATCATTTAATTCATGATGGTAAGAATGAAATCCAGCTTGTTCATTAATAAATTTATTTTTCTTTTTATCAAATTTATAAATGTTAACTTTAATTCCGCTAAGGTCAGGATCTTCACTATTTTCTATAACTCCTTGAATTTTAATAACTGCAGTATTTGCATCAAAAATAACATAAGGAAATTCCTTAATAGTTTTTACTAATTCTTCAATAGAAGAGATGATAGAATTATCAGATCTCCTCATATCTCCTCGTTCAATATAACAGACTAAATTGCTATACATTCCCATTGGATTCAAATAATCAACCTTTTCTGGTGTTGACTTATTTGGATCAAATTTAACATCATAAAAACAAAATATACGATCATCTTCGCAGAAAGATAAACAATTGTATTCGATAATTTCTTCTAGCTTATCTTCATGGTCGGGATAATATTTCAGGAATTCAGCTTTTTGTTCTTCAGTAATATTACTCATAGTATTAATATATATTGCGCACTTAGTTAAGTATGTTTTTAACTTTTTAAAATATATTCATTTTATCCTGATTTTATTTTGGTGCTAATTTTGATAAGTTCTTCAATTTGTTTTTTAAGAGATTCTTTAATTTGATCTTTATTCTTTTTCCAATCATTCTCCCAAATTTCAATTAATTTGATATTAACTTCCTTACATATTTTTCTCTTATTTTCATGGTACCCAGGATCATTTTCTTCATATAAAGCATGCCAATAATTTCCGTTATATTCGATAGCCAACTGTATATCTGGAAGATATATGTCTAACTCTTTTCCTCCAAGAAAATCTCTAGTATTTTCCATTATTTCTTCGGGGTAAATTGACTTAATGTATTCGGTAAGTTCAATTTCTCCTTTAGATTTCTTTAATAAAATTGAACATTTTGGACAACCATGGCCTTGTAAATGGCTATGAGGTATTTGTTCAAATATATGATCGCACTCTCGGCATTTAATTTTAACTTTTATAGCACTATGCTGATATATTACTGAAGAATAATCATATTTGTCGCCATGGATTTCTCTGGCTCGTCTGATAAATTCTTCTTTACCCATAAATTGATCTTCCTTAAAACAATCCGGACAACCTTGGCCTAACATATGCTTATGTACTTTTTGCCAAAAAGTTTTATTATGCCTTAAACAAAATATTTCAATATTTTCTTGAGTATTAATATAATTTATTTTAGAATAATCATATTTGTTACCATGAACTGCCCTAAACCGTTTAATGACTTCTTCCCGGGTTAATTTCATTGTGCCGGCACAAACTGGACAACCTTGCCCCATAAGGTGAACATCAGGTTGTTGTTCAAATATATAACCACATTTATTGCATTTAATTTTTACCTTCGTTTTAGAATTTTTATAGTTAACCATTGAATAGTCATATAATAGACTGTGTACTTTTAATGCTTTTTCAATAAAAATTTCTGTTGTATAAGTTATTTTAATCTTTCTACATTCCGGGCATCCTCTTCCGGCTAAATGATTATAAGGTAATTGTTCAAATATATGGCCACATTTATTGCATCTGATTTTAACTTTTATATAAGGCCCTTTATATTCAGATTCAGAGTAATCATACCTGTCTATACTATGTTTTGCTTTGGCCCTTTCTATAAAAATTTCTGTCGTAAGTCGTTTAATTGCCATAAATTGGATATTATTTTATCCTGATTTTATTTTGGTGCTAAATTGAAGAGTGTTTATTTATCCAAGAAGTAAAATAGAACCTGAACTAGCCGTTATAAATGTAAATATCTTTTGTTAAACTTTCTAAGATTTAATAATTTAACTTAAAAATATATTATGGCAATTACACCCACAATTATCAGCCCGGGCGTCGAAATTTTGGAACGCGACCAATCGACACGAGCGGCGCAGTCTGCCGGAACGTCGGTCTTTATACCAATTTTCAGCCAACAAGGACCTACTTCTGAAGTTACTTCTGTTTCGACAATCAGTGAATATGTTGAAATATTCGGAGAACCCGTTACAAGTTCTGAGCGCTATTCTTACGCAACAGTAGACGCAGCATTAAATTCTGCCGCTTATGTAAGCGTTTCCCGACTTCCTTATGGTGTAGACTTAGGAGATACTAAATCTGCTTCTGTTTCTATTCTTGCTTATCCGGCTCTTGGATATGCTATTGATTCTGAAGAAGTTTATAATGAAGCTACCCCTGAACAACGTATTGATACATCTGTTCAGCTTTATACCAAGGTAACCCGTTCTACTTCTTATACTCCTATTTCTGTCGATATTGCTGCTAAAGTACAGGTTCAATATTATACGGACCAGGCTGGAACTCCTTTAACTGATTTCACTAATAAGGTTACGATCTATACCAAGAATGGAACTGAATATACTGAGGTAACAGACGTTCCAACTCAGAATGCTGTCTTTACAACTTATTATGTTCAATCTGCCAATAATTCCTTTAAGCCTATTACGAATTATTCAGATGGTTCCGCTGGTGTCAACGGTGAATATGAAGATTCCGCTACATTTTTAATCGGTGAACCTGTTCAGTTTAATATTTCTATTGAACAGTATTATCGATTTTTAAATGGACAAGCTTTAGATGGTTCTGGAGAATTTAACTGGTCTGATGCAATTCCTCAAACTATTTCTACTCAGCTTGCCGATTTGGGACAGTTTGCTTTCTTGGCTCTTAACTTTGGCAAGACGGTAACAAATGATCTTTTTGAAGGTTTTTATCTTGCTTTATCCGATAATGCTTTCTCTGATCCTGGTACTTCTTATGCAGCGGTACGTAAGCTTAAGACCGTAACCCAGCTTCCTGCTTCTATTGAAGAAGGTCTTACGGGTCTTCAGTATACGACTGTTCCTAATGAACGCCTTGACTTTAAGCTTTCTTCTCCGTTGAAAGGATGTATCTCTCAGGTTATGGAAGAATCCATTACTGATTTTGATATTTCCGGAGCTCAATGGAATGATACGTTAAATGTAGGTGTCTTTAAGGTTCGCCAAGCTACTAATTCTGGAGACGCTCTTAAACTTTCTGCCCTGATTACTCAAGGATATAATGCCTCTTTAGAATACGGACGTCAAACTACTTCCAAGTATACCACATCTGCAGTTGACTTCTTTATCGAGAATACAACAGCCAATGATACTTTAGTTCGCATGTTTGTTAACCCGAACTTCTCAGGAGCATTAAATTCTCGCGGACTATATGTTGACGGTTCTCCGAAGATCAAGGTTCGTGTCTATGCTCAGCAATTGCTTGACATTGCATTAACTGGTGATGAAATGGCGGGTTCCATCGAAGACATCATGGCTTCTCCGGCCGGTATTTCAAAGGCTGTTCTTCAAAGTATTCCAACTGATTATCCGACCTTTGAAATGGGCGATTCCATGTATCCGTTAGGTTTATATGCCCGTTCCAATAATGCTTCTAAAATCATTGGTAATCTTCCCAAGAAAATTGAGGCTGCTCTTGAATTAGTTGAAAATGAAGAACTCTATGACGTTGACCTTCTGTTGGAAGGCGGCATGGGAACTATCTATGTTGGAGCTATGGATGCAGCTTATCGAAGCTATAAAGAAAAGCTCCAAGCTGCAGTCAGGGCTGATACTAACCGTGGAGATGGCCAAACAACTGAACAAGATAAAGTTAAGGAGCAATATCCGAATGGATATGATCCAGAAGCTGCATTATTCGATGACACTAAAGTTATTCAAGGTGTAACGGATATGCGTACTGGTAAGTCTACCTTATCTTCCGCGGCTGAACAAGTGATCGCTAATCATCGAGCCATTCAATCAGCTTTCTTAAAATTAGCTTCTGCTCAGCAAGAAGGCGGACGAGGCGATGTATTCTTCATTGGTGATACAATTCGTCAAATTTCCGTCGAAGGCAAGGATAACAAGATTGAAAAACAATTTGGAATGCCCTTAGTCAATGCAGCTTATACTGCTCTGGATAATGTTAAGCATTCTTTCTCGACTTCAATCTACTGGCCTAACAGGCATTTATATGATGGATTAGCTTCCTCTTATATGGCTGTTTATCCGTATTTCTTAAAGGTACAAGATCCTGTAAACAGTACTCAATTCTGGGCTCCTGCTTCTGGATTTGTCGCTCAAAAGATTGCTGCTACGGATGCCTTATATGGTCCATGGCAAGCCGCCGCTGGTATGAATAATGGTGTATTAAGTTCTGTGCTTGATATTTCCTTCTCTACTCAGCAAAAGCAACGAGATGATTTATATCGTATTTCTCTTAACCCGATTATCGTATCTCCTTCTTCCGGAACAATGTTATACGGAATTAGAACTATGATAAAGCGCGACTCAGCGTTGGATCAAATTTCTGCCCGAAGAACAATGCTTTACATTCTTAAACTGTTGCGTGATACTGCCAAGCAATGGCTGTTTGAAGGTAATACCTTGTACACCCGTTTGAATGTAACAAATGTATTAACTCCGGCCTTTGATGCGCTGCAAGAACAACGAGCAATCTATTCTTATGTTCTTGTTTGTGATGAAAGGAATAATACAGAAACTGAGATTGATGCAGGTGTAATGCGTATCTCAGCATATGCAGCTCCGACGCGTAGCGCTGAACGTATTCTCATTGACTTGACTGCTTCTAAATCGGGTGTGATTTCAACAGAATTTAGCGCTTAATATTGCACTAAATTAACACCGAACAATTTTAAAGGTTTCCATATTTTCTATGGAAACCTTTAAAATTTAATAAAATGTCTAAAAAATTAACTCAAGAAGAATTTATTAAAAAAGCCAAAGTAATACATGGAAACAAATATGATTATTCACAAGTAAAATATATAAATACAAAAACTAAAGTTTTAATCATTTGTCCACAGCATTGTGAATTTTTGCAAGTTTCTGGAAACCATTTAAGAGGCCAAGGTTGCCCCTATTGTTATGGAAATATAAAACTTACGACTGAACAATTTATAAAGAAAGCTGAATTGGTGCATGGAAAAGAATTATTCGATTATTCCATGGTAAATTATAATGGTTATAATAATACGATTAAATTAAAATGTAAGATCTGTGGATATATTTTTGAAGCATATTCTGGGAATCATTTAGCAGGAGAAGGTTGTATTAAATGTTCCCGTAGAAAAAGAAGTTTAGGAAAAGAAGAATGGATAAAACGAGCAAGAAAAATACATGGAAACAAATATGATTATTCTAATGTACAATATAAAAATATTAATAGTAAAGTACAAATAGGTTGTCCAATACATGGATTTTTTATGCAAAATGCTCGTTCTCATATTCATGGTAGAGGTTGTAGATTATGTGCTTATGATACTCGCAGAAAATCATTACAAGAATGGATAGAACAAGCTAATAAAATTTATAATTTTACTTATGATTATTCTAAAGTAAAATATATAAATGCTCGAACAGATATAGAAATTATTTGTCCTCACCATGGAGTTTTTATAAAAACTCCAAATGAACATTTAATGGGAGAAGGTTGTCCAGAATGTTCTAAACTTTTAAAGCGCTCTAAAGGCGAAAAAGAATTATGTAACTTTATTAAATCAATTTATTCGGGAGAAGTTCTTGAAAATAATAGAAAAATTATTAATGGTAAAGAATTAGATATTTATCTTCCTAAATTAAAACTGGCCCTTGAATATAATGGAGAATATTGGCATCAAATTGCTGAACAAAGAGAACCTGGTTATCATGAAAATAAACAAAAAGCTTGCATAGATAAAGGAATTAAGCTAATTGAAATCTGGGAGAATGAATGGAAAAATAATAAAGAAGAAATAAAACTTTCAATTCAAGAAGAAATTAAAAAAGCCGAGTCAAATTAATAACTTAGCTTTTAAATTAATTATAATATCCCCCATAGATGTTAGACTGATTGTTTACATTCTGATTAAAGATTTCTTCTTTAGATTTTTTATCAATATTCCAGTTATAAGACTTATCTGAAGGTGTATTAATATCTCGAATTTCAGAAGGATCAGTTATAGTACCTTGTATATTATTATCGTAAACTTGACAATTCTTTTCTTCTCCGAAAGGAGTAATTGCGCCATCCTGATAACTATATTGAAATCTTTTCGCAGTTATCTTCCAGACATAATGGGCAAATCCCATATTCAAATTTTGAGAGATTAATTCATCTTCTTTATTTGTAACCTCAAATAGTTTAGCTCCTCTTCCTCCGGGCCTGTCGCATCCGAATTCAATAATTTGAATCAAATCAGAAGGTTTAGGTTCATATCTAAGTTTTAAATCTTCAAAAACTTTCATTCCTTTAGTCTTTCGATTAAAGGTTTTAATATGGATATAAGCTGTAATTGTATCATCAGCGAAAAAGCCGCCCATTGGCCCTAAAATTTTAGGAACATCTTTTACTTCTACATATGCTTTAATTTGAAACGGCTCTTCATATTCGGCAAGAATATCTTCACCCCAAATTTTATCAGAACGCTTTATATTAAATTTATAGACAAAATAATAAATCGGCATTCCAGCAGAATTAATAAGATCCTTCCAGGCAGAATCAACAACTACTTGCTGGCCGCCTAAATTTTCTAAATTATTATAATCATTACAAGCATCAGATACATCCATCCATGGTAATGATTCATCCAAAGAACCTTCCGGTAAATCTTTAGGCAGGAGAGGACAATATGGCTTTGTCATAATGTTCAGTAGAGGTTAAATCATTTTTATTAGGATCTTTTTCTTTAGGTCCATTATACTTTATAAAGTATTGTTTACCAGATTGAGTCAAATAGATATTATCGCCAAGAGGTAATTTCCATCCTAAACCTTTATAAGAAGTTAGCGGCTTTGTAGCTTTAATCAAAACAAGGAGTTCTTCTAATGCTGGTCCTAATACTTCTAAAGCCCCTTCAGTTTCTCCAGTTTTTAATTGTTGAGAAAGTTTAGATAAATGAGGCAGCTGTTTTTCATACTTTGTAAGGTATGTATTATCTTGATATGCCCGGGTTGTTCCTAAAGCAATATTATCAGCTTTCTTTCCAGAACCTTTTGTTCCTTTTTTTCCGGCAATAGATGTAAAAACTGCATCATTGGAAGCATATTCCTTCAATACTTTTAAGGATAATTTTTTTGCTTCAAATAATTTCATGAGAATATTTAAAATTAAAAAAGGTAAGGAACTTAATCCTTACCTTTTAAATTGTTTATGATTTATTTTAGAATTACAGATCAAAGATAGAATTCTTAGACTTGGCTTTCTGACTTACTTTAGAAGCAACTGGCTTCCCGGACTTATCAAAAGCTGGAGTAGTCTTAGTCACAGAAGCTCCGCCATTACGGGTAGAAGCATCATAAGCTTGCCCGCCAGCATTAGGCTTATAAGCCCCTTCAATCGGCTTACGGCGTTTTTCCGGAAGAGTAGTAGAAGCCTTAGTTACAGAAGCTCCACCTTCATTAGGCCCAAAAGAAGCGTCAAAGATAGAACCAGCTGTATCAGCAATGGTTTCTTCGTCTTCATCGAAGTTGAATTCTTCGTCATCTTCGCAACCTTCAGCATTTTCTTCATCTTCATCAGTTTCTTCAATAGAAACTTCGGCTTCATCACCATCTCCATCCATAAGGTCAATTGTAGCTTCCTCATCAGTAGCGAGATCATCGACAGGTTCATCTTTAGAATCACTAAAAATAGCTGCAAGTTCTGTAATAGCATCAACTAGGTGACGAGGAATCTCCATGGTTACAGTTTCGCCTTCTTCATCAGATATTTCAGTTTCATCAGCAAATTCATCAAGACCTTCAGTAGAATCGTCAAGACTTACATCCACCTTATCGAATTCTTTTTCAAATTCTTCGCATAACTTGCTGAAATTATCATCGTTAAAATTACTCATATGTTTATTTAGCTTAGTATTATATGATTCTCCAGTTAAAGCATATTTTTGAACGCCGTCAGGACCAACAAAAATACCAGGTGCTGTTTCCGTCCAGCCTTTAGCTCGAAGTGTTTCGGGGGTTTCTTGATTAATAACTGGAATAGGTCCTTCTGCATCTTCTTCTACTTCATCTGTTTTGGAAGTAGAATTTAAAATGATAGTACCCTCAGTAACACCCTTTTTAAGGATATTACTTTGAAGCAGGTCTTTGATAGCCTGAACTACTTCAGCTCGGGAAGCTCCGGTATTAGAGGTTACGTCCTTTAAGATTTGAGAAAGGTTAATACCTCCTACAGAACCGGAAGTAGATTGTTCAAAATAGTCAATAACAGAATCAATTAAATCATTTCCTTTTTCTTCATCGGTAATTTCTTCAGGAGTAATAAATTCATCCTCTTCATCTTCTTCTAAAGATTTAAAGATCTTTTTGGTGATAGGATCAATTTCAAGAATATTCTTATTAATCATATCTTGAAGAACTCGCATGACTTCGTTCTTAGGATAAACTCCATCGGAAACAGAGAAATAACCGAGAATATCAGATAATGCCATTCCATTAGTCCTAGGACCAATACCTTCATATTGCTGAAGAATAATATCTTGAATTTCCTGATCATCTGTTTCAAAGTCCTCTTCGTCTTCATCAAAACAATTTGTTTCATTTTTATAGTAATCCTTTTCAACAGAAGAATCGAAAGGAGAACCTTTGAAACGAGGCGGAATTTTTACTTTATTTTTAGTCTTTTCAGGACAAGGAATTTTCTTAGTAATTGGTTCTTCAGGTACTAAATTACCAACTGTACCATAACTTTCAGCGAAAATTTCTTCAGCTATGTCTCCAATATTAGAGCTTTTCATCATTATGTTTAATATTTAAAGGAATTAAATCAGTTCCAGGGCTTTAATTAATTGTATATGTTTAATAATGAAAATATCATCAAAGCTTTAGAAGATGCCTTAAATGAAAATGAAATTTTTGTGATTAATTCCAAAGAACGGGCAATTCCATTTGAATCTTCTTTATTCACTATGGAAGTTCTTAAGCGGTCTAATAAAAAACGTTTAAAATTATTATTATCTTCTGATAATCGAAAGTCTAATAAATCAGTAACTTGTATCGCCCTTGCTCTTGCCCAGGCTTATTATAATCCAGATTCCAGAATTTTATTCATTACCGAGAATAGGAAAATGGCTGATTTAATGATTAATGAATTGGGTATTGCTCTTGATACATTAAATGAACTTAACAATGAAATTATGGGTTGTGTTCGTGATTACAATAAATCTGAATTTTATTTCGGTAATAATTCTCTCATTAGGTTTAAATCAATGAACTCTGCAGAATTTGCTCTAAGAGGACAAACCTATGATTTGATTATTGTTGATAATGCTCATTCTATAGATGAATATCTTTATACTATTATCAATGGTACTTTTAAAGAATTATTGATTATGAGTGTTACTAATACTTTGATTCATCCTGATTCTTTCATCAATAAAATTCTGTAAGTTATGCCTAAAAAAGCTACAAAGATCATTGATTTTAGGGGCGAAGAAGTAGTAGCAAATGAGGAATATTATCTTAATAATCCTAATTTACCTAAGAATACTACAACTTATACCTATACTCCGGCAATGATTAAAGAGATTGCCCGGTGTAAGAAAGATATTATCTATTTTGCTGAAAATCACTTTTATATTATTTCTGCGTTAAGCGGTCAAAAAGAACATATTACCCTTTTTGAAAAACAGAAAAAAATCTTAAAAACAATTCAGCGCAATAAGAAGACACTGCTTATAAGCTCTCGTCAGTGGGGCAAATGTCTTTCTCCAAGTGTACCAATTTGCGTGCGCTATAAGCCTTTAAATTTATCCTTTAAGATTAACGTTGGAATCTTTTTTAAATTAATTAAAATTCAAAATAAGCTTAAAAAGTTTATTAACAAAATTACCTTTAAAAATGCTTAAAAAATTTAAAGATTTATCTAAAACAATTTTTAGAAAATTTGAAGAAGTTCTTGATGCTTCAAATTGGCAAATTTCTTCAAATCAGGGATGGACAGATATTAAAACTATTAATAAAACTGTCCCTTATCAAAAATATATTATTAAATTCAAGACAGGTAATATTCTTGAATGTGCCGATAATCATATTTTAATTACTATGAAAGATGAGCAAGTCTTTGCTAAAGATTCACTTGGCGAAGATATTGCAACTAATTATGGAGGAGATAAAGTTGTTGATGTAATTGCAACATCTGAATGGGAAAATATGTATGATTTTGAATTAGCTGAAGATTCAAATCATTTATATTATGCCAACGGTATTCTTTCCCATAATACGACCTTAATGACTATCGTTGCTACATGGGTTGCAGTATTTCATCCTGACCAAACTGTATGTATTGTCGCTAACAAACAGTCGACAGCAACCGAAATTTTTATGCGTGTTCGTCTGGCTTTCCAAATGATGGAAAACTGGATTAAGGGCGGTGTTCTTGAATTTAATAAAACATTCTTTACATTAGCGAATGGTTCTCGTATCTTAACATCAGCTACTTCACCTGACGCTATTCGTGGTTTAGCTATTGATGTTCTTCTTCTCGACGAGTTTGCTATTATTCCTCCTAAAGATGCTGAAGCTTTCTGGGCTGCTGTTACTCCTACTCTTGCTTCTCGTTTTAATAATAATAAAAATGCAAAGCTTATTGTGGCATCTACTCCTAAGGGCGTAGGTAATAAATTTCATGAATTGGTATCTAAGGCGGAAGAAGGAAGAAACGATTTTGCGTTAGAGAAAGCTTTTTGGTTTGATTTCCCTGGCAGAACAGAAGCTTGGAAAGATGCTGAATTGAGCACAATGAGCTATGATACATTTACTCAAGAATATGAATGTAGGTTTCTTAATAATTCGGGCTCTCCATTTGATCCTAACATGTTTGATAAGTTCACAAAAGAATTAATTGAACCATTAAACATATTAGAAGATGGAAATTATTATATTTGGAAAAAACCTGATTCCGAAAAAATCTATACCATGGGAGTTGATACTTCTGAAGGCGTAGGACAAGACTATTCAGTTATTCAAATTTTTGATATTACTGACCCCCTGAATATTGAGCAGGTCGCCAGATATTCAACTAATACAATGGATATTACTACTTTTGCGGCTAAAGTCTTGGAAATTGCAAAACAGTGGTATTCTCCTATTATGTCAGTTGAACGAAACGGCCCTGGGGCCCATGTTTGTGAAAAGCTGTTCTATGAAAATAATTATCCGAGATTTATTAATTTCGGTTCAGGATACGGGCCGCAAACCCCAGGGCGAAAAGTTCTCCCGGGTATTATTACCAATAGAGTGACAAAAAGCGAGGGCGTTCATAATATGAAATATTATATTCATGACCGTCGAGTTGTCAAAATTTATGATAAAAAAACTATTGAAGAATTAAGAACATTTACTTGCATTCGTAATCAAAGTAATAATATTCGATGGTGTGCTCAACCAGGATTCCATGATGACCATGTTTTGGCTTTATGTTGGAGTCTTTTTGCTCTTTATAAGAAAGTAATTAACAATTATCTTATTGTTGATAAAAAAGACGTCAATAATATTCCTCTTGTTATTAAAAAACGATGGGAAATGGATCCCAGGACTGATTGGGCTAATACTCTTTATAAAGAGTTGGATATGGAATCTCCATTTATCGGAGTAATGGCCGGATTTAGTAAAGGCCAAATTAATACTATTACATCAAGTAATGATTTTAAACAAAAAAAGCAAATGAATCTTTTAGATTTTGGAGAAACTCTTAGTTTGGATGAATATCGAAACCAGATTACCCTTCCGAATAGCTTTGACCAATTTGGTGTCAGAGATTTACCTAACTGGTTCTAACTTTAAATATTTTAACAATGGCTTCGTCACCTTCAGAATTTAATTTAGTAACATTAGATCAGTTACCGGTGCTTACTGATCCTTTAGCAGACACTAGTCTATTTTATGTTTTACAATTTGATTCAGTTAATTCTGTTTATGAGGAAGAAGCTAATAAAGTTACTTTAGGAACAGTTTCTAATTATTTTAAAAAAGATTTTGGAACTGCAGTAAATTATAATGCTGGTACCTCTCCTAATGAAGTATTATTAATTCCTGCTTCTGGTACAGTTCCTGATGATCTTATTTCAGATACATTTGCCAAATCTACAGATTTAACTGCACATATTGATAATAAGTCTAATCCTCATACAGTAACTTATCAGCAAGTAATTGCAAATATTGCCAGTGGAGGCGGATTATCTGCCTCTTGGCAAGGAGGCATAATTTTTAATAATGATAGGACCTGGAAAGAGGAAATCTATCCAACATATCGTTCTGTACAGTATGGTTCAAATGAAGGAAATTATTATACCTGGGTTTGTAAGGCTGATGTAGTAGCAATGTATGCAAATGTTGATAGTGTAGAAAATGGTTTCTATGTAAGAGATAGCGGTCCATCAATTGAAGGTAAACCTGTTACAATTGTAACACCTACTAATGATAATCATGCAGCAACTAAAAAATATGTTGATGATGCTATTAGTGCTTCTGAAATAAGTCATAATAAAATCATTAATTATACCGATAATATGAATTTTGATTATGCTTCAGACGGCATTGATCCTTGTTATATTATTCAAACTAATGCTGATAAAACTGTAGATTGGAATTTTACTAATATGCCGGATATTAATATATTTTCTTATACGGTTGCTATTAAAAATTCTGGAAATACTGAAATAAGCATCACATTTCCTAAAGCGGAAAATGTTATTACCAAAATAAGCGCTAATAAAACTGCATTTTGCCGGTTTGAAAAATATCCGGCATCATTCATGGTATCTAATTTAAATCTTTTATCCAGAGTAGACATTGTTTAATGAATACTGAACAACCGATTATTCAAAGTCCCCTTAATAAGACAAGGGCCGATAAGTGGATATTTCTTTTTAATATGCCACAACCCTTGATGCGTCTGAATAAAACAACTCTTAATATTTCAAAAGAATCTGTTAATAAAAATTCAGTTCAATTTGCCCTCAGCAAGATTAAAATTCCTGATATTACCATTAAAGCAATTTCACAACGATATGCTTCTGGAAATGTTTATGTTTCTTCTCATTCTAAAGAACCATTTCCTTTATTAACTTTCTCATTTGAGATTAATGGAGATTATACTAACTATATTACTCTTTATAATTGGCTAAATCTTATTCATGATGAGAAATTAGCAATTCCTGACCCAAATAATTTAATTTCTAAACAAGATTACTTTAGCTTAGAATCATATTGGACAAACGTTAGCGCAATTGGTTTAGATGAGTATAATAAACCAAAGATTCAATTCATCTTTTCGGAAGCATTTCCAACTTCTTTAAATGGATTTTCTTATGACTATTCTCAAACAGGACCTATTGAATGTTCTTGTGCTTTTGCTTTTGCCCAAATGTATACAAAAATTCCTGACGATAAATTGATTATATGAAGCTATCCCAACATTTAAAATTTTCTAAATTTTTAATCGAATCTAAAAGTCCAGGCTCAATTTATCGAGTTATGGATATTGAAGAACTAGTTCATTTATTACGAGATAAAGAATGGGAATTAACGAATAATAAATTTGAGAATATAGATATTGACGATAATGTTATGGATGATTCTCAAGAAAATATTAAAAAGCTTCAGAGTTCTTTAGTTTATAAAAAAAATAAAGAATATCCTTATTCCAGGAGTTTTGCAAGATCTTTACTACCTGGATTAATTCAAAATCATTTTGATCCAGATACTTCTGTTATCGTTGAATTTGATAAAGAGGCATTATCTAATTTAAGAAATACTCGAATTACAGCTATCGATTACCAGCCTTATGGTCGTGCTCATAAAGGTAATGAAATGGAAGACAGGCTTTATTCTAAAATTAGATCTATTAAACTTCCTCCAGAGTATAATCTTTCTAATCTTATTAAGACAATTTACTTTAGCGAAGATTTGGCTCATGAATTATCTGGAGATATTAAAGTAATGAAAAATAAACTTGGATTAAATGTAAAGATTATTCCTTGGATGGAAGATTATTCCAAATTAAATTTAGCTATGATGAAAAGGCTTTGATTTAATATCAGCTAAAAGTCTAAGAATATTAAATGTTGCTGTAATTCTATCTTCCATAACTTCGTATTTTGGAAGTATATTATAGAAATTATTAAAATATTTTTTAATAATTTTCTTTTTAATTTTTGTTTTACCTTTAGAAGTTACTGTATGATATGGACTTCCAATTACAGTAATCATTTTATTAATTTCATCTGCTTTTAGTCCTTTTAAGTTTTTACAAACACATTTAATTACATAAGATATAAGACAACCTTGTTGAATTGGTTCAACACTTAAATCAATAGGACGTTTTCTATCAATTATAATTGATCCTTTAGATATTTTAAACCTTACGGGAATACAGTCAATATCATAAAAACTTAAAAGAAAACAGTAGGTAAAATATATGATATGCCTTATTAGATTATATCCTTCAATATCTTCTTGTTTTATAATACTTGCAGCAATTCTATCAATACTGGAAAGTTTTAATTTCATGAAAAATAAAAAATCAGTGAAAGCCTTCATTGACCTTCACTGATTTTAGTTTAAAGATTAACTGGATTTAAAAAGGTGCTTTACTTTCGTTTAGTTCCTTCAATCCATTTATAAGCGATAAAGACAATAAATCGAAGAATATTTTTAAACATGTTTAACTTTGTGTATACAAATATTTAATAATGGCATTAGCCATAGCTACTCCTAGTTGTTCAATTTTATCTTCAGCTAATTTAAGGTCCTTAGGATTATCGATGAAAAACGGTTCAGTTATTACTGTCGGCGCAATTGTTCCTTTAAGAATTCCTCCGCCTCGATCTTCACCCGATAATGGTTTAATACCTCTATTTGAAAGATCTAAAACTTTAATAATAGCTTCCTGAAGATCAGTTGCCAATTTCTTACCTTTAGTTGAAGTGTGCCAATAAAGAACTTCAGAACCAGAAGCAGTACCATTATAGGCATTTGCATGAAGTTCAATAGCACAATCACTTTTATACATATTAATAGCTTTAATAGAAGCAGAGACACCTTTTCCTCCACCATCAGTTAAACGATTAACAATATGAACAGAAATACTTTTTGTACTTTCAAGTTCCTTTTTAATAATATCTGCTAACTTTTTATTATAGTCATATTCGGCAATATGACCATCTGATGCTACTGCGCCTTTATCTGCGGTAGAATGACCTATACTTATGACTACAGAATATCCCATATTATCTTCTATGGGTTTATTTAAATTCAGCAGGTCTTCAATGGCTGTAAGGGTCTTATTCCCAATAATACCATCTGCATTGACATTCAATGCTTTTTGAATTCTTTTAATTCGTTCTTTTTGTTCCATATTATAATAGTTACACTAATGAAAAAAGAAGTTTCAAAATTTTATTCTTGAAACTTCTTTTTTATTTGTATGAATAATAAATTCTTTATTCTTTTTCCTTTTTAGATTCTTCAAGAGTCAATTCTTTAACCGCTGTCACTGGATCTTTACGAATAATTTGGATAGCTGCCAGTAAACTTACACCAATTAAACAAATTTGTTCAATTAGCGCAGGATCCCAAACATATCCTAGGTAGGATCCTAAAACTACTAAAGCAGACCAAGTAGAACTTTCACTTAAACGAGCCTTTAACCAAGCGATAAGTTTTACCCAAAGGGTAGGATCAATTTTATTATCTTCAGCCATATTAATATTTAAAGATAATCGGAACACCTTTAAAAATTCAGATAGGTGACAATATCATTTTTATGAATGTTAAATTAATTTAATATAATTATTAATCACCTTTAAATTTTATGTCATTAATTAATATTAATATATGATATTAAATTTAATAGATACATTAATGTGGTATGATGGTCCATTTTTATTCATATCAGAAGATCTTAATCGAAATAATATTGGACATCATGAGAAATATATTTGTATTAAATGTAGGTTAAAATCTGAAAATAATTTAATTATTATTGCAGTTCCTATTACACAAAATGATATAAACAACATTAAATCTAATAAAATATCTTATGATAAAATATTTCTACAGTCAAATGTTTATTATAAAGGATGGTTTGATGATTATGATAGTTTAGAGGTTGAAGTATTTGATTTAAATGAAGATATTAAAGAACAATTATTTGGAGGAGAACAATCTTATTTGGATTAAAATTATTCAAATATATTTGGTTCAAAATCTGAAATTATTCCTAAATTAGGATTAATTCTTT